TGCAGTACCGAAACGATTTGATGAAGCCGCAGGCGCCAAACAGTGCAGTACCGAAGCGATATAAGTCTTTCTGTCAAGGAGCGACTTATCCACAGGATATCCACAAGTCTCTGCTAGGCGCCACGAGCATATCCCGCCCCCCACCCTATTATTGTAGCACACATTTTCACTTTTGTCAAGACAAAAAATTAAAAAAATACCCGAAATTTGCATCGGGTATTTAGGCAACTTCCGTCCCGTGCCAATAGGGACAGATGTCTAGGCTTGAGTTATGCACTGCCTTACAGTTCATGCTTAGGAACAGATGTCGATTAATCTTCTGATGGTCTCTGCGTTTGCTCTCTCTAGAGAGTTTAGGAAACCTTTGTCGACTTTGACAACTTGCTCTAATTCTTTAACTAATGTTGCTTTAGTTTTTACGACTTTTTTAGTTTTTTCCATTTTTTCCTCCTTGACTATGAGATATATTATACGCGCATTTTCCAAGATGTCAACAAGAAAATCGAATTATTTTCAAAAACTTTATCCACAGGTTATCCACAGCAAATCGCGCCGATTATATCACGCTTTGGCGGGGTTGTCAAGAGTTTTTTACAATTTCTTCAATCTTTTTTAACAACACAAGTCTTTGCAGAGCAGGCTGAAACCCGCATAAACACGGGCGATGCAACACCCGCCGAAAGGCTTCGCGCCGGCAGTGCAGTACCGAAACGATGCTAAAGAGTACAAAATCGAAGTGTCAAAGCGATGCGCGCTGCAGCGAGTCTATAATAAGACTTATTTATAGTATAGCACGGATTTGCGCGGGTGTCAAGAGAAATTTGCAGAAAATTTGCGTTTTTGCGAGCAATTCGCGGCGAAGGTCGGTGGTTTCGCGTCCCGCCCCCCGAAGTAAATCCTACTTTTTTATAAATAAATCACATTTGTTATTGACAAACCTACCCAAAGCGAGTATAATATACACATATTAAAAAATAACCAACATTATCGGAGAACGACATGACAAAATTGCAGATTCAACAGATAGAACTAAACAAAATCGTAAACAGAGATTTTGGCAAAGTCGCCGTAATACTAGAAGGGCGTGATACAGCAGGAAAGACAGGCACAATTCGTGAACTGACACACTATTTACCAACAAATAAATACAGCGTATCACTAAGTTCTAAACCGAGTGAAATGGCAATGATGAATTGGTTGGAAAGTTGGGAACATAAGTTGCCAAACGATAATCAAATTGTCTTCTTCGATAGAAGTTGGTATTCAAGAGCGATGGTGCAAAGACTTAACGGATGGTGCACAGAGTATCAATACGAACACTTCATGGAGAATGTGCTAGAATGGGAAGCACGACAAGAAGATGTGCAGTTCATCAAAATATGGTTAAGTATTTCAGAAAGCGAACAGGAAAGACGCATCGGTATCAGAAAAGACAGTCCACTAACAAGTTGGAAGTTCTCACCAAACGATGCAGTTGCACTATCGAAGTATGACCAAATGAGTGTGTTAAAGGAGAGAGTGTTCACTACACTTGGGGAATGGCACTCAATAGACTGCAATGTAAAAGCATTGGGTAGACTCGGAGTGTTAACAAAAATAGTAGATTTGTTAAAATAAATCAAAGTTTTTGTTGACACAACCAGTCAAAGCGTATATAATATATGTATATTGAAAAAGGAGGCAAAAGTGAAAAAACAAAATAAATTGAAGTTTTTCGACAAAGTTCTTGACAATATATGGAAAATCGGATATAATATTAAAATAATCGGGAGAAAAAACAAAATGGCAAACGCTAAAAATTATACAGACGAAATGGTTGCTCAAATGACTGAGCAATACACAGCAAACCCTACAAGGGAAACAGTAGATGAACTTGCACAGACTTTAGGCAAGACAACTAGAAGTATCATTGCTAAACTTTCAAGAGAAGGAGTTTACAAAGCACAACCTAGAACTACAAAATCTGGTGAACCAGTAGTAGCAAAGGCAGAACTTGTAGCACAAATCTCTGAACACTTTGGAATCGAACTTCCTACACTTGTCAAAGCAGGTAAGCAAGACCTACAAAGATTGGTTGACGCAATCTCACAATAATTGTCAAGGAGTGATTACCCTAAGTAATCCGACTTAAAACAGCGTAAGTGTCTACGGAAGCATACCCGTTGGGGTGGTGGTTGGTTCGACTCCAACACGCTGTCTTAAGTTGCAAGACGATGTTCCGTTCGTCTAGTGGTTAGGACACAGGGTTTTCATCCCTGCAACGGGAGTTCGACCCTCCCACGGAACGCCACATCAGTAGAAAATAAATCAATTTTCTTCTTGACAAATGGTTTCAAAGTTGATATAATATATTATATTTTGAAAAAAGACGAAAGTCAGGGTTGAATGTCTGGAGTGAGTGATAACAGACCAATTTCATGGTAGCAACACACACTAGATTAACTGTATGTTCAACCCACCTTCAAGAAAATAAATTAAAATTTTTCTTGACAAATGGTTTCAGAGTTGATATAATATATCATATTCTGAAAAAACAAAAAGAATGTAAAACAACGGAGGACAGCGCCTTAAAAGACTGTCAAGTGAGGCATCACATAAAAAATTGCCAGATGCTCTTTAGATGTTTAGAGGTGCTGTAAAAGAGAGAAACATCCGTAGTTTTGATGCTCGTATGCAGAGATATTTTGCGAAAATAAAAGGAAGTGCATATCCGATTGACTGGTCGGTAAAGAAGTAGTATTTCTATTCTTATCAGTAATGCCAAACTACATAGGTCAACGCCCGTGATTGTAGTCCACTGGTGGTAAGTAGCGTAGAATGAAATACCTTCAGTAGTGTGTCGGCACTATAAAACCTTGTGTTAGTGTATATTGGCAAGTGCAAAACAAAAAATTACACCGCGATTGACATCAGATACTGCGAGAATATCAGATAGAGTGAAGAAACCACGCTGACACGAAACATCTTCATACACAACAGTATTATACTTTAGGTAGAAACAACAGATGTATGAAAGTGGATACAAGAAGAAAACTCAATGTGGATTACAACACACACTTGTAATCAGTATGCTGTCGACTGTATCAACGGACAGCACTTAAGTCCTACGGCGATTCATGGTTTACCTGTCAAAGTAGGCAACTGCCGAAAGATTGGTTTGGTGGGCAAGTCCCCCTCCCAAAGTAGGCAACCGACACTTCAGTATGCAAGTGATTGAACTACCATAAGAACGGCAATCACCACCAAGTAATGCGAGCATAGGTGTCATTGGGCGAAGGAGTTTACAGAGCCACATCACGAGATTAGAGGAAGCATCGCTTATAATCTAATTGCAGACTGAGGGGCGTATAGAGAACTCCATACTTACTGCGAGGATAGTCGCCAGACGAGTGGGGCAGTAAGTCCACAAGTAAAAAAACACATAGTTTTTTCGAGGGAGTCATGCGATTCCCTCTTTTTTTGTTCTGAAAAAGTAGACACACGAAATTTCTTACCTTAATTCAAAATAGTTCTTGACAAATATCTCAAAATTTAGTATAATATATGTATCAAAAGAAAAAGGAAACCACATTTTCCGACATAATGAGTGTGGGGTTCTGATACCGACAATCAGCAGTGGTGGAGGAGGTAGACACCACACTATCATTAACAATTTAATTTATAAGGAGGGCATAATGCCAGCAAAGTTTAAACCATCAGAAAAAGTGTATAAGAGAGGAGTTCCTTCAAGTCAACTACCTGTAAGGCACTACTATCTCAAGAATACACCAAAGGAAGAATTATTCGCAGAGATTAACAAATCTAATGTGAAACCAAAGCAAAGGCAGAAGTGCCTAAACGAACTCGCAAGACGAGGAATCAAAGTAGTATGGAATACTAAGGAGAGTGTGTAATGGCAAAAGCATGGGGAAATAATCATGTGTCGCACAAGAAGAAAACTTCACAAGGCAATGGTCGTGGCACATTCAGTATCAATATGAACAAGAACAAAAAGCGTTCTTACAAAAAATATAGGGGGCAAGGCAAGTGATAAGAGTATTAAAACAAAGTGATTATCAGACTTTCTTAAAGAAAGTAGCAAAACTAAATGATGCAGGGATTGAAGTGAAGTATTCAGTAGCAAAACCTAATCATAAGAAAGTAAAAATAACAATGCATACACCAGTCGATGCAGCTAAGTGGGACGAGGTATGTGGATGAAGAAATTACTTGATACAATTTGGGAACCCTTTGATAGAGAAGACCCAACAGAGTGGATACTGATAGGGTTTGGTATCGGAGCAATAGTAGTAATGTTATTAGTAGGAGTATTTGAATGGATTACACAATAGTATTATTAGTAGCAATGTTTCTAGCGTATATGTATTTTAACGATAGGGATGACTGGCGTGGGTAAAGTAATACCATTCCCAACAATCACAGAAGGGCAGAAAATCAAGGCACAACTAAAACTTCACGAAGAAGAAATCAAGTTGTGTCTTGATGATTTGGAATCATTAAACCAGCATGTAGTCGAGTTGACAGTCGAATATGAAGGACTGTTAACCCGACTGTGTGAAATTTATAACATCAATTTGGAGGATTATGATAATTAAAGGAAGTATGGGTTACGACATTCATGGTCGTAAGCGTAAGCGAGTAGGAAAACGAAGTAAAAAAGCGAAACCTAATTTTGCAAAGCAAACTAAAAAACAATTTAAGAAAAACAATGAAGAAATCTACGCCAGTGCTCCGATTGGGGAATATACTGTGCCTGTAGATAATTCGTATAAAAAAGACATCAGTAAGCAATACACGGTATCGATTGCTTACAACAAGGGTGCATACCAAGTGATACCAAAAGGAGAAGTGAAAGACATTGGCAAGTAAGCATTATAAAGTAGGTATGAAAGCAAATGGTAGCACTATAGTAGCAATTCGATATCCTGAAGGGACTCAACCAAAGTCTAAATTCAATGGTAGTCCTGCTAGGAACTGTGTTCCACACATGGATGTAGAACTTGCTGATGGTAGAGTTATCAGTAGTGCGATATTGATACCTGAAAACAAGTTTAAAATCGTAATAGGAGGTGCAAAGTGAGTAAAATCAATGATTATGCAAGGTTTGTAGACCAGTGCACATCCGAAGCAAGTAAAAATACCTTTTTTCTTACTAATAGATTGGATAAACTTTGTGGCACAACAGGTCATAAAGGTAGTGAGAGATGGGAAGAACTAGAAGTGGCAAGATTACTAACTGCAGTGGTTGGTATGATGGCAGAAAGTGGAGAATTTGCTGAAGTAGTAAAAAAGAAAGTATTTCAAGCAGATACACAGTTCACAAACGAAGAAATTTTCCACATGAAAAGAGAACTCGGTGATGTGTTATGGTATTGGGTTCAAGGTTGTAAAGCGTTAGGTTTTACACCTGAAGAAGTAATGGATGAAAACATTAGGAAACTAGAAAAGCGCTATCCTAATGGTTTTGAAGTAATAAGAAGTGAAGTGCGCGAAGAGGGGGATATATAATGGCAAATCATGTTTATTTTAACATTGAAATAGAGGGATTAACTGAAGAACAACATAATTGTTTGTTCAAAAGTGAAGTAGTAAAACGACCACATTGGAGAGAAGGGGAAGACCCGATAGAGTATAACGAGTTTTGTGATATTCATGAGCAACCATTCATGAGTAATGTAGAAAGAACTTATGACAAAGATGGTTGGATTGAAGATTCTTATATGTGGTATGTAAATAACTGTGGTGCTAAGTGGGTAAGTGTAGACGAATGGGATTATCCTAGACTACAAGGTTACAGTGCTTGGTCACATCCAGTTCAATTAGTAGAACATCTATTGGAGTATGCAAGTCAGAGATTCAATGTAGAAACTAGTGCAATTATGACATATGAAGATGAGTTCAGAAACTTTATAGGTAGAGATTTATTTGAAACATCGCCAAATGAAGAAGGTAATTGGTATTGTTTACATAGTGAAGAATACATTGATGGTGGTGATTTAAATGCAATGCTAGAAGATAAGTTGAATTGTGATTTATCTAGTGATGACTTCGACTGGTGGGATGAATACAAAGACACAGGTATAGTTCCACAAGAGTGGCTAGACGAAGTAGTTTATAACTTCTTTGATACAGGAGAGTTAAATGGGGAAATTTAGGCAGATAATTAGGAAGTGGATTGATAGAATGATAGAGAAGTCATTCCAAAGACAAGCTGATAAATTATTCGCTAAACACCGAGTGGAATATCGAGATGGAGATAATACATGATGGGACAGTTTAACGATAGAGTAGAAAGACAGCGTAACCTGATAGCAGCAGAAGAGTGGTCTAGAGGTATCAAGGCAATGCATGCACATAGTTTAGATTCGATGTGGTATGATAACAGACCTGAAGATACAGCAAATGGTAAGTCCGTTATTGATATAGAATATAATGGTGGATTAATCAAAAGAACCCTAGAAAGTGGTAAAACGATATATTTTGGTGAAAGACTAAGAGGTGATGCTCTCATAGCAGAGTGGGAAAGACACAATGCAGATAGGAGGAAACCACATTATGCATAATGATGAAAGAGAGTTTGAATACTATGACTGGGAGAAAGAGTTCGGTCGTGAAGAAGCAATAAGAGTTGCTAGTGAAGAATGGGGTATGTCAACATACCAAGTAGAAATGTTAGTCAAAAGATGGGAGGATATGTTATGGCTGTAAACTATACACAAGACCAAGTAGAATACATTGTTAACCAATATACACTTAATCCTGATAGAGAAACAGTAGAAAAACTAGCAGATGAGTTAAATAAGAGTGTAAAATCGATTATAGGTAAGTTAAGTCGAGAAGGAGTATATAAAAAGACTGAATATACTACGAAAACAGGCGAAAAACCAATAACAAAATTGCAAATAGTGGAAAATCTAGCAGAAAAGTTAGATATTCCTAACGAAGCCCTAGCGGGTTTAGAAAAAGCACCTAAGACAGTTTTAAGGAGATTGTATGAGAGTATGTAAGCTAAGTAAAGTAGATGAACTAGTGGAGAAGCATGGAAGATATGCGGAAGTGATGGGTCTAATCGAAACCCCAACGGGTGTAAGAGCAAGACTAAGATTTCCTGATGGTCATAGAGAAGTAGTAGCAACACAAAGAATAAGAGTGCTACAGGATGAAAATGTACCACGGTCTAAAGATGGTTGGTTTTAACTAGGAGAAACTTGTAAAGGAAGGGGAGTATTTTGCTCCCTTTTTTATTGTCTTAAAAATTTTCGGTTTGCGCAAGTTGTGGTTATTGGGAAGGGTTTTGTAGTAATTAATTTGAATTTGTGGATTATTAAACACCAGAGTTGGTGTTGTTTGATTTCATGAATTGATGTGGTTAACACAATTAAGAGTCTATATTTATCGGATTAGATGCTCGCCTCGTTCCCGCTTCGCTCCTCTCGGCTTTCAGCATCGGTTAGATAAGCGACTCTAATCAGTGATTTGTTTTGGTTAACTATCATAATTTATAGTATTATTTTACCATAACTTTTAGCAGAATGCAAGATCTGTTTTTCATTGGTATATGTGGTGATGGGTAGGAACGCAGTTAAGAAACGAAAAAATATTTTGTAGTTTGAAAAAGGATTGTAAAATTTAGTTATGTTGTTCAAGAAAATTTTATCTACCACCATGTCTCATTATTAATCTTCTTTTTAAATCGAGTTCATGTTCCTTTTGTTTGTCTAATTTTCGTTTGCGTTTCCTATAATTATTCGTGTCATTTTTGATAGACGCAGGTTTTTCATAGTATTGTTTCTCTCGGATTCTATCTTTGATTCCTGCTTTCTCGACTTTTCTACGGAATATACGCATAGATTTTTCGAAGGACATTCCTTTACAATTAACTGACGGCATCTTTCCTCCGATGAAAAGTCCATCCACGCTTTCTTAAGTAGTAAACTTGTGAATGAATTTGCTCTTTTGTTTTGTCTAGTTTTTGTGCGAGTTCTTCAATTCCCATATCATTATAATGTCGCTTGAGAAAATCCCGCTCTGTATCAGTCCATCTTTTATTCATACATATATTATACTCGCATTTTGAGATAATGTCAAGAACTATTTTTAGTTAACTATAAATTTTGTCTTGACTTTTGGTGGGAAAGTTGCTATAATATTATCTATGAATGAAAATGATATAAGTTATCTAATATTTTTATTTTTTGCTGTCACAGGTGCTTACTACTTTGGAAAACAAGTAGGAATACGAGGCACGATAGACTATTTGGAAGAGGAAGGAATACTTACCTTCGATGACTCTGAAAAATAGTTCTTGACATCAAGTTAAAAATTTGTTATAATTATTTTGTAAGTGATAGGTTTCACTTGCGCATTGGTGCATCTACCGAAAGGAGGTGCGAGTATTTACTGAAAAAGGAATTATGGAGATAAAAAATGAGTATAGATTTAAGTAAATTTTGGCTTGGATTGGATACGCCTTCTTTACCGAGTTATACGGAAAGTAGCTATCCGAGATACAACCTAATCGAAAGGGCAGGAGATTATCGAATAGAAATCGCAGTGCCAGGTTGGAAGAAAGAGGAGTTGGAGATAGTCTTTGATAACAAAGAACTCCAAATCAAGGGTAAAAAAGAACACAAACTAGGTGATGATGAGCGTTTTGTTCATCAAGGTCTTAGTCTAAAGTCTTTTGAACGAAGATTTATTCTAAATGCCGACCTACAAGTAGATAAAGTACATCTACAAGACGGATTACTGACAATCAACTTATCACGAACTCCAGATTCTAAGAGGAAAATCTTGGAGATAAATTAATATGAAAGCAATTGCTTTAAAAGTTCGTGATACAATATGTGAGAATGGAGAGTTCTGTCAGACTGTAAGCCAAATAACTCTTTTGAGTTTTGGAGCTAGTGTGATAGTATTAAATCTATCCTATCTTGTGTAGACTGTCAACGATATGGGGGAGTAAATGCTCCCCCAAGTATGGAGATAATATGAACATATCAGAAAATGGATTAGAACTAATTAAACACTTTGAAGGGTGTGAATTAAAAGCATACAAATGCCCAGCAGGAGTATGGACTATTGGGTATGGTCATATCAAAACAGCAGTAGAAGGAATGGAAATAAGTCAGTCTTATGCTGACGAATTACTCGAAGGAGAAGTAGTAGAGTATGAAGAATATGTTCACAAAGCTGTTAAAGTAGAATTAAACCAAGACCAATTTGACGCTCTAGTCAGTTGGACATTCAATTTAGGTAATGGAAACCTAAACGCTTCTACCATGTTAAAAGTGCTAAACTCAGGTAATTACGAAGAAGTTCCAGCACAAATGAAAAGATGGAACAAAGCAGGTGGTAAAGTTCTTGAAGGACTTATTCGCCGTAGAGAAGCAGAGGCAAACTTATTTGAGGGAAAGGAATGGACTTAAAAGAAATTTGGTTGAAAATAAAGTATTATTTCTCGCCAAGATATAAGTTAAGTGTTAGTTATAATCACACATGGGGAGACGCTGACGATACAACTTATATAGTTCGCAAATTTTACAAAAAACAAGATAAATACCTTAGTTTCCTCACCGAGGACAAGGAAGTAGTTGAAATCCGAGGAGCAGAAGGATTAAACTATAGGATAAAGCAATTATGAACCAATTTTTTATGGCAATCATTCTAGTATTAGGACTAGGCTCTTGGTATCTGTGGAATGAAAACCAAACACTGAAAGCAAACAATATTAAATTAGAAGGTGCAGTACAAATGCAAGAAGAAACAATTAGCACCTTGCAAAACGATTTTGCAAAACAAACAACAGCATTAAACAATTTACAAAGCAAGAATAACGAGATAGAGTTAGAAATGAATCGTTATTTAGATATATTTAAAAGACACAACTTGACTAAGTTAGCTGCAGCAAAGCCTGGACTAATAGAGCCAAGAGTGAATAAAGCGACAAAAGAGGTATTTGATGGAATTGAACAAGACAGCCGTGACATTGACGCTGCTGATGATGGTATCATCGTGCAGCCTGTTACCGACGAAGACATTAGAGGTTAGTGCCAAGCCGATAGAAAGGCAGATAGCACAACCAGTTCTCCCAAGAGAGATAGATTTAAAAGAACCATATTGGTATGTGGTTAGTGATAAAAACTTAGAGGAGTTTTTAGCAAGAATAGAAAAAGAACATGGACAAGTAGTGTTCTTTGCTATGTCAGTTCCAGACTATGAATTAATGGCATATAATACACAAGAGTTAAAACGATATATTCGTGAACTCAAAGAGGTAGTAATTTACTATCGTGAGGTAACAACAACAGATGGAGAAGATATCACTAAATAATGGTGTAATGCAGGGGAAGTTGCACTATTGTGCTATGTTTTTATTTAAACAAGTAGCATTATATAATCCTAAACCTCAACCTGATGTATCTTTTAAAAGATTAAGAGATAAAATGGCAATGACAACGCCAACAGTAGACAGAACAAATACTAATGACTATACAGGGAGATACCCTAACTTTGAAATAAAAGATGCAGTATTATCTTTTGTAGGGGCAATGAATAAAAGTACCAATACAGAAAATTGGTATGTAAGTGAGTTTTCTGTTCAACCTAAGAAATGGGGATGGACAGCATGGAACAATAGTCATTTAAAAAGTAGAAAATTTATTAGATTTATATATAATAGAAGTTCAGGATATACTATGTGGGTAGAAAATGGTAAGAGTAAACAAATACCAGACCAACATCAAGGGAATAACTGGACAGTATTAGCAGGAACAATGGATGGAGAACAGTGGTTAGCAGATAGAAATACAGGACTACACACTCCTAGATTTATATTAGAAATTTCCATTCCAAGCAAAAATGTAGCAGAATGGGAGAGAGCAAAAGAAATTATTCAAGGTGTTTAGAAACTTATTCAAAATGTTAATGTGGAAAAATGAGATGCAGAAGCATGCTCATTGGTTTGATAAAAACGAACCAGCACAAGCACGATTTGAAGAAAATGAAGAATGGCTTGAAGAATTAGAAGAAAGAGTCGATATACTTGAATCAGACTCTCATCCATGCAAAGAACTACATGAGTTTGAAGCATACCCTAAATTAATTAAACGAATAGAACAACTAGAGGAGGAAATTGGACGAGCCACAGCGCCTGATAGCGAAGAATAATAGTCAAGTAACGACATTTTTAATGACAGAAACAGGACTAAAGGATGAAACCTTTGTTCCTATGGAAGCTGCAATAAACCTTATTTGCAGAGCAGTAAAACACGAGAGAGTTCAAAAATCTCTTGCAAAATCATTTAATGAGGAAGGATTACTAGACCCAATCATTGTGATACCAAACACATACGCTAATTGGATGATGGCAGTAAGAGGAGTAAATAGTCATACTCCTTGGTTAAAGTCTTATCCACTTCTCGCCTATACAGGCAACCAAAGATTAACACTAGCAAGAAAGTTAGGATATGATACGATAAGTTGTATTATAGCAGAGGATGTGCATTGGGCACACTCATATCAGCTCACGCTACAAGATGGAGTAATTAATAATGAAATTATTAGTGAGTAAGTATAAAACACATGACATAGTAGGTCATATTCCAGACTTTATGACCGAAGAAGAATGTGATAATTTATTTGAAGTAAATAAAGATATGACATGGAAACTTGCAGGAACAAGATGGTCTGGTTATAATACTAAGATAAGAAGCTGTAAGAAAAGAAGTAATATAGAGTTTCCTTACTATGATAGACTAATAAAAGCAGTTAATCTTTACAACGATAGAACTTATAAGTTTGACTTATACCAAGAAAGACGAAGGCATGAGATAAATATGGTTAGATATGATAAGAAAGGTATGTTTTTCTGCCCACATCGTGACCATAGACCTAGTTTAGAAGCGATGTCATCGCCTACAGTTAGGAAGATAAGTTTAAGTATACAACTGAGCCACTCTGAAGAATATGGTGGTGGCGACTTAGAGATAGTAGAAAGTTATACTGTTCCTGATGTATTTATGGACAGTAATTTCTTACCAGAAACAATGAAAGTTAGAGAAAATTTTAGACATAGTTTCCCAACAATGAGAAAAAAGGGAAGTCTAACTATTTTTACTAGCATACACGAACATGAAAGTAAACCACTAGAGTGGGGTAAAAGAGATATAGTAGTAGGATTTATGAGGGGCAAAGGTGCAGCTTACTAAAAATATAAAATACATAGTTAATAGTCTACATGATTACGGAGTATGGCAACATGAACAAATGTTTCCTTGGATGGATTCTTTTGCATTTTTTAAACAAGATTCGCAAGAGAATTATTATACATCAACTCCTGAATACTTAGACCACAAAGAGGAGTTTCATAACTTCTTTGAGAAGTCAGGGCAAAAGCTGTGGAACTGCTCTCCTATAGAAATTTTATATGCTAAGCAAACAGATAAAGGTCTACATGTGCCGCAGAAAAACTCTGCAATTATATGGGCATTGAAAGGAGATATAAAGTTATTAGTATGTGAGAATAGAGATAGACTTTTATATACTATGGCAATACATGATTATAACTTATTTAATTGGAAGAATAGAAAGATAAGTCCTAATATTATAAAAGAAGGAGAATTTTTTGTAATAGGTAATTTACATGCTCATGCTTTGCATATGGAAGAAGGACAAGAGGTTTTATATGCAAGATACAGTTAAATTATTTATAGGAACAAGTGATAATCATGATGACTTAGCGCAGAAAGTATATTTGTATACACTATTTAAAAATGCTAGTATGCCTCTTGACATAGTATTCTTACGACCAAAAGACTTTCCAGGTTGGAATAGAAAAACTTGGGGAACTCCTTTTACTTGTTATAGATATGCAGTACCACATCTAATGGGATATAAAGGAAAAGCTTTGTATACTGATGTGGATATGGTAAACTTTAGGGATATCGCTGCATTGTATAAAACAGATTTAGAAGGAAAAGCATTTGGTATGGTATGGGATGCTTTGCAAGACAATGGTAAAGAGGGAGCAAAAGCAGGTAATCCTAGAGGTTTCTGGTGTGATAGTGTTCTTTTGATTGATTGTGAGAAGGCACAGGAATTTGTAGACCCAATAGATAAAGTTATAAAATGGGATAAAAACTATTCTTATAAGTGGGAAGTTATGAGAAAATTAGGAAGTCCTCACAAGGAAAAGACTCACAATTTAGTACATATGCTAGATGCTAGATGGAACTCTTTTGATGGTACTAATCCAGCAGCAATACCTAGAGGTTTTGATTTATGGAGTAAAGAAAATCCAAGATGGGAAGATAAAGAACATTTAGAATTGGATATGATTTGGCAACTACACTTAACTTCATTAAGTTATCAGCCGTGGCATCCAAAGTACACACCTCATGCAAAGGCTACTCATCCTAGACCTGATTTAATGAGAGAGTGGTGGAGGTTAGCAAAAATTGCCAATTCCCTTTGATAACTTTATTAATCCAATAACTCGTGAAAGATTTTTTGATGAGTTTAAAGATAAGAAACACTTTGTAATAAAGTCAAAAAATAATATATTTAAACACCATTTTAGTTGGCATGAGTTTGATAACTATCTTAATCAGATAAAAGTCGGACAATGGGATAGAACTCCTCAACTACAGATTGTATTGCCAAATGGCAATAAATGGTGTAAGAAAAAGTCAAAAGAAAAATATAGTAGAGAACAAATTTTAGATTTTTGGAATCAAGGGTGTAGTTTTATACTTACATTAAGTGAGTTTTTGAATGGAAATATGTGGAGACAGTGCCAAGAGTTTGAAAAAGTATATGGAGTAGGACAGGCAAACATATATTGTAGTAAGCGTAAAGACGCACACTGCTTTCCAATACACGCAGATTCAACAGATAATTTTTTATTTCATGTATCGGGTAAAATACGCTGGTACATTTATAAAGAGTTTAGCAAAGACCTTGGTCATGATAGACTACAAGACGCTACTCTAGAAGAAGTGGTAGAACTAGATGATGGGGATTTGCTTTATATTCCGAAAGGAAAATTTCATAGAGTTGATACTCTAAGTCCAAGAATATCAATTTCTTTTCATTTTAGAGAGGCTACCTTAGGTAAGCCATATCGTAGAAGGAAATGGTATGACTGGAAACCATAGGAGAAAACTATGGCAGAAATTGAAGCTGATAACAGTAGAAATGAAGTTCAGATAGACCTCGATAAGTATATGAAGCTAGTCGACAAGCTCGACGCAGCGGAAGATTTAATTGAGAAGATGAAACAAGACCGTGCCAGAATGAAAC